CAGGCACGAATATCAGCAGTGGTAACAGTGTTACCATACAGGTTCTGAAGAGAAGTGCGGATGTAGTCAGAGGAGAGTGCCATGTTTGCTTTGTTTCAACCTAGTCATTATAGAGCAGAAAGGGGGTCCAAATGACCCCCAGTGGTCAGTTTTCCAACTGTCCCTTGAGTTTTTCTAAGTAGTCTTCACTACAAAGGCAAGCAGTATATCCAGGATAATACTTCTTAATTAAAGCTGGTATTCCTTTTGCTGTAATACTGCTATTACAGACTATCCACACTTCCTTTTTATCCTCAATAAGAAGATGCTTTAGTGGAAACTCTTTATTCATGCTACCAAAGAAATAAATTCACCAAGAACTTTTTTATTTAGTTTTTTGGTCTTCAGAGACTTGACAAAGGCAGATTTGATTTGCGATTTGGTTGCATCCTCAGCAACCTCAAACTCAGAATCCTGAGAAAGTGCTGTTGCAGACATTCCAAAGTATGCGTCATATCCAGAGTTAGTAATAGTAAAACTCTTCAGTTTCTTCCAGTCACTCTGGATTTTATCATACACCTTACCATCATTGATAGAATGATAAAGACCAATAAACCTACTCGCATTGCGACTTTCAAGAACACGAATACCAATGAAGTTTGTGTTAGAAAACTTATCTTTCAAATTCCTGAGAAGAACATCAGTAAACTCATGATACCTATAACCAATCTTATAGGTAGTTCCAAGTTTACGGTCACGAAGGAAAGTGCTCATTGGATCAATATATCCATTGCCAATGTAGGACTCTTTCTGATGAGGACGTTGAACTTCTTTATGACGAACCAGTTGATTTGCTTCACCATCAGTCAGAACAATACACTGAACTTTCTGCAGTTTATTTTCTTTCTGAAATTTAGGAAGAATCTGATGAAGAGTAATCAGTGCTTCATTCAGGGGAGTTCCAGAAAGACTCAATCGATTGGGATAAGTATAGGAAGATCCATAAGTATTGCTAAAACAGGAAGCAAGACGCCAAATGTTTAGCATTTGATGTTCCAGTTCTTTACCAGAAACTTTGCTGGTAAGAATGTTCATCATAGAGAAAGTCTCATCAACAACTAGCAGACCATCTTTCTTTTGATAGTGGGGAGTGCGATCTGCTGCAAGATAACGCTCCTTCTCATAATCATACTCACCACGACGCCATTCACTAGTGAAAGCATAAACCTCAAAAGGAATGGAGACTTTCTTGCAGAACCAAACAAGGTTGAAGAGTTGCTTACAAGTATCAAGCATCACATCAGACATAGATCCACTCCAGTCCAGTACAAACACCAGACCATGATTCTTTCCATCAGGAATCACAGACACTTTCTTGAACAGGTCTTCATTGTACTTATAGGTATGAAGTTTGGTGCAATCAAGAATACCAGTACGAGCAGTTGATGCACGAGCATACTGATCTGCTGCCTTGCGACACTCAAACTCTTTTACTAGATAGTTCACTTCTTTCTGAGCAGAAGACTTAAACTTCTTAAACTCAAGATCAGATTCTTTATAGAGATTTACTGGAGTGAATCCCCTGTCATTAGCATGTTCAATATGAATCTTTTGTTGGTGGTCAAAAGATTTATCAATGTCTTGATGAACCTCAGAGTTCTTACCAATGATAGTATCAAGATTCACTTGAGGAACTTCAACATAGATATTCTCATAGGAAGATTCATTACCAACAAGGTCACGAATTTTATCTTCCAGAGAATCTGCAGTGCGAACTTCAGGTTCTTCTTTATCTGCAGTAGAACTCACTGGCGTCTGATCACCTTGAGCAGTTCCACCTTGAGATTGCTCAGGATCAGGTTGATTTTCTTGGGAGTTATTACTCTCTCCATCTTGCTCAGAAGAGGAGTTATTGGTCTCTACATTTTGATTAGCAGGAGACTGCGAATTTCCCTGAGTTTCGTGAGTATCAAAGTCAGAAACCTTCTGCTGTTGTTCCTGTTCCTTCTTACAATACTTGTAAAGTTCTTCTGCAGCAATCAGAGTATCTGCAAAACTCTCACAAGCACCAATCAGGTTGATAATTTCCTGTTCTTCTGGTTTGAAATCCAGAGTAATGAAATTACCAATCTTGAAGTAAAGGTTAGAGCGATCTGCAAGATTGAAACTCTCTACATCCTCATCAGCAATCTGGAAGAAATCATCTTCATTCAGTTCTTTGTAACCATTGAAGAAAGTCTTAGCAAGTCCAGCATACCTACGCTTCATCAGTTTCTCAATGCGGGCATCCTCAACAACATTCACAAACTGATGAGGAACCTTTACAGTCTCACTCCAATCTTCATCTGGAGAATAGAGAGCATGACCTACTTCATGACCCACCAGAAGGTCATACACAAGGTTGCTTGCCTTTTCCCACAGAGGCAGAGTCAGAACACGAGTATGGACATTGAAGCAAGCAGTAGGAACTTTCTTGTGCTCAACCACAAGGTCTTCAGTGGCAAGCAGTTTAGCAAGTTGGGATTTGATTTCGTGTTTGACTGCCATTGGATTTCTGTCTTATGAAACCATTATACTAAAAAAGGAGGTCCTAAGACCTCCCAGTAGACGGTTTTTGAACTGGTCTATGATGCTAGGATCCTTCTACATACCTGCCTACACGTCTGTGTATCCTCATCGCAATCAGTCAAACATTCAAAGTATTCAGAAATCAAATCATCTTCATTTTCCCTATCATAACTATCCATATTATGCCAATAAGCCAATTGATTAAAAGAAATTAAATTGTGCATGATGACCACCATATACAATGGAACTCATAACAAAGGTTGTTTTAGGTTCATTTTATTCTCACTCCTACATTCTACCATTATATAGTTTTTTTGTGTGAATTTCTTAACAAAAATTTATGCCTATAAAAGAAGCACCCCTTTCGGAGTGCTTTTTCTTAAATGCTTTGAGTCTTGCCTTTGCTTGCCTCAGTGCTTGCGGTTTAAGTTTCCTTTTTTGTTCTTTCTTGGAATGATGCTTCCAGTTTGGGACTTGCATGGTTCTTGAGTGGTTCAGACCACCATACGCGAAAAACCTTTAACTTTCTCAAACTTGAGGACACTTTGGAATTTGTCCTCCAGTCCAGTCTTATGAGAGATGACAAATATATTAGCATCAGAAATCACATATCTGATGATTTTAAGGAATTCTTCTGTTCCAAATCCATCAAGAGATGAATCAAAAACTTCATCCATAATTAATAGATTTGTATTAACTGAGTTCTTGTACCTTGCAACCTCTCTCCAAGTAAAAAGAAGTGCCAAGTCAATTCTCATCTTCTCACCTTCAGAAAATGAAGAGTAAGAAAAGTCCTCATGAATAGGAGATTGAATAGTTTCATTGAACTCTTCATCAAGTTTAAAGTTGATGTAAAAGTCCATCATCTGGAGATACTTATTGACTTGCTGATTGATTAAAGGGAGATACTTCTTGATGATTTTTGTCTTTACTCCCCCGTCTTTTAAAAGACCATAGGTGAAGTCATAGTAAGAAATATCTTCCCTTTTTTTAGCAAGTGTACTATAAGTTTCCTGTAAGCTCTCCTTGAATGTTTCTAACTTGGTGTGCTCAGAATTTCTGTTTTCAATTCTTGTGGTAATAGTTTGAATTTCATGTTCAAGATCTCTGATTTGTCTCTGACATCCATTGATCTTAGTATTGTTCTGAGAAATGCCATTAGTTAAATTTAAAATCTCCTTAGATAGAGCAGTGAATTGACGCTCTCGCTCTTCTTCCTTATTAATCGCATCTTCCAGTTCTTTGTAACCAGATTGCAACTCTTTTGCTTTATTTTGAGCGTCTGTAATTCTATTTATTCTAAAGGTCTCTTCAATAGACTGCGTACAAGTAGGGCAAACCCTATTTTCAGTGAAGAACTTATGTTCCTTTGTAATGGTGGATACTTTTTGTGAGATTTTACCTTTTAGATTTCCCAGTTTTTTTAGTTTCTCAGTTGCACCAACATATTTCTCAAGTTTATCTTGAATTGTCTCAAGATTATAATTCAAAGAATCTATATTGTGCATATATCCATTCTCTTCGTCAAGAAGTTGAGAAATCTTCTCTTCCTTATCTTCAATATCCTTCTTTCCAGAATTCTCAATCTCTTCGATAAACTTTCTCTGCATCTCCACTTTATCAATGAGAGATTCCTTCTTAAGAGAAAGAGTTTTTATTTCTTCCTTGCAGTTTCTAATCTTATCCTTAATCAGGATATTCATAGAGGAGAAGATTTTAATGTCCAACAAATCTTCCACAACTTCTCTACGACTCGAAAGAGGAAGTTGCATAAAAGGAACAAAAGTGCTACTACCAAGAATTACAATCTGGGTAAAGGACTTATAGTTCATCTTAAGAACATTTTGCTCCAACCACTTCTGCTGATCTACTGCAGAGTGCGATTGGTCAAGAGGTTTACCATCTCTATAAATTTCAAAAGTATTTGGCTTAATTCCCCTTACAACTTTCCAATCTGTTTTGTTTACAGAAAATTCAATCTCAACCAATGCACCCTTTTCATTAGTGCTATTGATCAACTGATTCTTATTAATTTTTCTAAATGCCTTTCCATACAAAGAGAAGCACAGAGCATCCAGAATGGTACTTTTACCTGCACCATTATTACCAATGATCAGAGTGGTTCCATACTCTGAGAGATTTACTTTTGTTGGATGTTGACCAGTAGAAAGAAAATTCTGCCAAGTAATAGTTTTAAAAAGAATCATGAGAAATTTCAGGTGGAATCACAATATCATCAGAAGTTATTATAGTATACCTATGGTCATGGTATTCGCAAGTTTTTATCATTAACTCATCATCTACTTCCATTACATCCATTTCAACAAGTCCCATGTCTTCAAGTTGCAAGGAAAAACGAGTGGCATCATCCTCTTCTTCAAAGATGTAGAGAACTTTTTCTCCATCATCATCCACTACTGAAAAAGCACCTTCTGCTTCACCATTTTTCCCTGTAATTATAAACATTAGACCATCTCACACGCTTCCTGGTAGATTTCCTTTATGATTTTCTGAATAACTGATTTCTCTAATTCAGTTTCAGATTCCTCAATATATCTATCTAGAATAGAAATAGTATCCTCAGATTCCTCTGCTTCAAACTCTTCTGATTCTTGTATCTGGAAGTTCTCTACAATTTTCAAATCAGCAACATTTGCTGAATAAAGTTTATCAATAAACTTTTCAAACTTTGTAATGTCTGTCTTTTTACGAACAATGACCTTTACAATTTTATTTTCATACTCTCTAGTATCAAAGAGTTGATAATCAGTATCTTCATAGTAAATGTTATAAAATAATCTAAAAGGATTATTCACTGGTATATGTTCAAGAGTTTCAGTATCAAAGATATGAAAACCTCTATCATCCTTTACATCAGTCCAGAACATTTCATAAGGATTACCTAAGTAGAAGACCGTCCCATTGTTCGATCTAGTGTGATAGTGTCCCGAGTAGACCCTATTGAACTTCTCAAATAGTTTGCTCTCCAGACCATGATCCATGACGAGTTGTTTATTAACTCTAAATCCTGAGAGTTCAAGGTGCCCCATCGCACACTTGCAAGTTGTCTTTTCAATAAGTTTGATAGTTTCTTTCTCATTTTCTTGATTAATCCACGGAATAAAAAGGACATCTAAGTTGTCTAACTTAGTTTCAGTTGGTTTTGAATATACTTTAATATTGTCATACTCACGAAGAAGCAAATCTACTCCATTCACACTGTTAGTGTTTTTATAGTATGCATCATGATTACCAACAATCAGATGAACTTGAATACCCCTTTCTTTAAGAGGATTAAATACAACTCTTTGTGCCCATGTAAGTGCTTTGAAATCTATCCCCTTTCGACTATCAAAAGCATCTCCCATATGAACAACAGTTGTAATACCCTGTTCATCTAGAGTGGGAAAGAAAACTTCCTTGTAAAACTTTTCAAAATAGTCATGAAACAAGGAAGATGATTTTCTTGCCCCGTAATGAGTATCAGTAATAATTGCTAACTTCATTCAATAACGCAACTTACTATGCACAGAATCCTTGATGCTATTGTAGTCAGAATAGTTTGATGCGTCAAGGTCATTGGCATCAAAGACCTCGTCAAAATTGGTTTTCTCAAGAATCTTATTCTTAATCTCCATCTGCCTTTTCTCTTGAGAAATTCTCCTCAGGAATGCATAGTAGATGATTTGAGTAAAATAAGCAAAAGGATTCTTTGACTTCTCTGGATTGAAGTTGTGAATGTAGCGAACACAATTCTCAATACCATCACAAATCATATCATCCTTGAACATGTAGTTCACAAAATTAGGTTTGTATGATAGGTGATTTGCAATCTTTAAGAAGCACTCTCCAATGTACTTTGGAATCTGTGGCTTTGGTTTGCCATTTTCAGCTGCTCTCTTAATTTCAGCAAAGTAAATCTCAAGTGCTTCCAGGAATTCTTTATTATTTACATAATGCTCTGAGTTTTTTGTTCTCCTCATAGCAGAAAACGTTGGGGATACGATGGACATTCATTATTAATTTATCTGATAAGATTATATCAGATTACCAAATGCTTGACAAGTTCTTATTTAGACAGTAGACTAGGTTTGTTGCCTTTGAAGATAAGTAATAGCTTTAAAGCTTAACTGTTATTATAGATCTTCTCCAATGCTTCTTTAGCATCAGATACAGTGGATATGTATCCCATTTCTCTACTGAGTTTAGAATTATTTTTCTTATTCAACTTTCTAATAAAGTCTTGGTAGTTTAAGATCATCTCAATATCAGATGATTCAGACATTGTTAAAACATCTTCAATATTAATAATGAACATATCTTCAGTGGTTGTTTTAAGCCATGGTTCAAACTTATAACCACCTAATTTACCTCTAACCTTAATTTCCTCTACAGTAATTGGATTAGAGAGAATTAGAAGTGTTCTTCCATCTTCTTCTGAAGCTGCTACTTTAGTAAATATTTCTTCACCATTTTTAAACTTGATTGTTGCATAGAAATCGTCTTCAATCAAATTACTTCCTCCTTTTCTATTCTTTTATATGAACTGGTATTATTTCATAGTTGAATTGCTCTTGGACATAAATTTTCACTCTTTCAATAAAATGATTTAGTGTATAATTTTTTCTTGACCCAATAGTAAAATCATCAGCAATATCATAAAGTCGTGCTTTGACTTTGTTTTTGCCTTTTCTTAGGACTCTACCAATACTCTGTAAATTTCTAACACGAGATTTGGATGGAGAGGCAAAGATTACATTGTGGAGATTCTTGATGTTGATACCTGTACTGAATGTTCCATAAGATGCAACAATAATTGCATTCTTTTCCCGTTCAGTAATTTCTCTGACTAATTCTCTATCCTCAGCGTCTACACCACCATGAATGAAGAATACTTTTCTGTCACTATCAACAGCATTATTTATATTTTCAAAAAGAACCTTTCCGTGTGCTTCTACTCTACTGAAAAGCACAAGAGTGTTTCCATCTAAATTGATAGTTAGATTTTTGATGAAATTGTTTCTTTTTTCATGAGAGATAAGATATTGAATCTCATCCTCATAAGTATCAAACTTTCTTGGTTTGTACTTGAGAACTAAACACTGAATATCTAAAGTGGAAAGGTAACCCTCATCAATCAGTTTCTTTGTTTGAGTAACTTTGTATGATGGACCAAATAATCCTTCCAAAACCCACTTATGTGTTTGTGAACCATCTAGTGTTCCTGTAAAACCATATCTATATTTTGCATCAGCAAGTTTATCCATAATCCCAACTAAAGATTTACTCTTGAATAAATGTGCTTCATCGCCAATCACTACATCATATCCTTCAAAGAACTTTCTATCTAATTGATATACCGATTGCCAAGTGGTGATGGTGACATCATTGGTATTCACTCTCTCCCTGCCAGCATAGATTCTATGGCAGTGATTTTCTGCATCCCACCCATAATCCTGAAAGTCCTTGAACATCTGCTCTACAAGGGATGTGGTGGGGACTACAAGGAGGATTTTCTTATTCCTACCAACAAAGTATCTCACAATAGTATAAATCATAAATGACTTACCAGATGCAGTTGGTGAGATGAGTAGTTTTCTATTATATCTCAATGCATCATATACAGCTTCAATCTGATAATCTCTTGGTTTGAGATCCGTGATTGATTTCATATAATCCTTTACGCCTTCCAATGAAACCATTTCATTGATTTCAAATGGAGGACCATAAAATTTATTATTTTCAAACTGATAAGTATATCCTTGATTCTCACAAAACGCAATAATCTTATCCAAAAGACCAACATAGATTCTCTTGGTCTTCATATTAAAAAGATGAACAAATCCATCCCAGTATTTGCTTCTATACTGAGGCATGAATTTTTTATTGGGAATTTCAAAAGTAAACCTATCTCTTAATTCGTATTCAATGTGAGGTTCGGTTGTAACTTTTAAATATACTTCATTTACTTTTTCAATAACAAGATCTGCCATACATCAGGTTTCACCTAATGTATTTATTGGTCCACATGAAACTTATATTCTAAGATCATCCTATAGAAAAAATCTATTAACTCATCTATTCTTTGCTTCTCATATTCATCATTGCCATACCATTTTTCTGCATGGTATTTTAATGACTGGTGAATTTGATGTACATCTCTAATATCCAATTCCATTTGAATGAATGGAATATCCTCATCAAAGACACCTTCGTAGTGTTTGTCTGTCATCCTAATCCAGCAGTAAATTTCATAAACTCAATAGCATTTTTGATCTGATATGTTCTATTTGAAATCTGCTTCAAAATACTTTCCAGATACATTAGCATTGTGTCATAATAATCTATCTTCAATGCTGCATTAGAGAGTTTCTCATCAGCATCAAGATACTTTTGCATAGTGTCTTTATCCCTGATCTTTTTGGGGAAGGGATTATCTATGTAAGTATCTGGATCTGCTTTACCAGAGAAGTATTCATACCTCTCATGTCTTATATTTTTTCTTTGTTGCTCTGCTTTCTTTCTCAGAAGAAAGATATTATTATAAAGGTCATGATATTTACCATGAAGAACTGGAATGTTTAAAGATTCAGTATGTAGATTATCTGGGTCAATCTTTGAATCTTCAGTCCACATCTTCTGGATTGTGTCCAAATCAACCATACTTAGCACTGATCACACTTGATCTCACGAATGTTGTATATAGTATACTTGAAAGATACCTCTGCAGTAAAGTATTCTAGGTCAGTTTGTGTTGCGTCAAAGTCAAGAGTGGACAATGCATAGGGGAACATATTCTCAAACACAATCTTGAACTTTGCATTATTCAGAGAATCAAGAACTGTTAAAGTTCCATCAGAATAAAGATTTAATTGACTTCTGTTTGGTTGAACCAAATCAGTATCTTCTCTCTGGAAATCGTAGATCTCTTGTAAACTTTCTGGGAAACCCAATCCACGCATCCAATGTTGGATTTCCATATAGTTCTCAAGATTTTCATCTACTAAAAATCTAAGAGTCAAATCCTCAAAATCCATCATATCACCAGGAAGAGGAATCTCTCTCAGATAGTTTGGTTGTGCAGCTACGCCTAAAGTAATAGCAGGAATATTTACAGCATTTCCAAAGTAGGAAACCTTAGGTGCTCTTTGTACCTGAAAATGAAACCCAGTAGGCGCTAAAAAGTTTCTATTCTCAATCTGTCCCGGTACTGGTTTCCTGACTGCCATGATTCTTTTTTAAGTATTTATGTGTAGACATAAAAAAGGAGACCCTTTTGGGGTCTCCAGTATACCAGATGTGGTATGGATCACATGAGGTTCTTAACAGCAACTCTTCTGTAGTATCTGTTGCTGTTAACTCTGAGTCTACCCAGACCCTGAGTGGTTCCTTCTGCGAATGGGTTAGCAACCAGACC